CAACATGCCTACCATTTTCATCAAAGATTCCCTGCGCGCAAGCGTAGAAGCCGCCTCTGGCGGCAAGCAAACCGTGCTGTACACTGGCTGCGGCCAGCCAACTTACATGAACGTCATCCCGCAATTCAGCTTGCAGGATGTTGACGCAGGCGTTGGCAATGGCGTGCATCCGGCGTTCATTGTGAACGGCATCACAAAGTCTGAAATTTTCATCGGCACCTATCAGGGTATCGTCAAAAATGGCGAACTGCTGAGCTTGCCAGGGGTTGACCCAACTGCATCTGCAAACTTCGACACGTTTGTTGGTTATGCGCGCGCTTGCGGTGCGGGTTTCCACTGCATCACCAATGCGGAATGGGCTGCGCTTGCTCTGTGGTGCAAAAAGAACGGCTTCATGCCGCGCGGGAACACCTACTACGGACAAGACAATACACAAACTCACGAGACTGGCCGCCGTCAAGATGGTCTTTCACCTGGCAATACATCCGGCACTGCACGCACGCTTACCGGTTCCGGCCCGGCGTCGTGGCGTCATGACAATACCCCGAACGGTATCTCCGACCTGAATGGCAACATTTGGGAGTGGACACCGGGCCTGCGTTTGGTTCCAGCCGGTGCTGGATTGGCTGAAATTCAGATCATCGCCAACAACGACGCATCGCTGAACGCTACCGATCACAGTGCGACATCCGCAGCATGGAAAGCGATTGATGGCTCCACTGGTGCATTGGTTACGCCAACCTTCACCGGCTCTATTGCTGGCGCTGATTACGCTGCAACTACTGCAAACTCTGTGAAGATCGGCGCTACTAGCGCTGCCGCTTACACTATCGGTATTGCGTCTGGCGCATCAATCGAAAATATGGTGAACAACCACGGCACTCCTGTTGGTGCGACCGCATTGCAAGTGCTCAAGGCTCAGGGTGTATTCCCTGTTTCCGGTGCTGGCACATTAGGTGGTGACGGCATTTGGCACACTCTCACGGGCGAAATGCTCCCGCTCCGGGGTGGCAATTGGAACCACTCCGGGCTGTCGGGCGTGTTTGCGCTGAACTTGAACCGCGCGCGCTCGAGCGTCAGCACGCCCGTCGGGTCTCGCCCCGCTTTTGTACTCTGAAATCTGTAGCGTGTAATCTGAACGGGTGGGCGATAGCCCATCCGATGGAGTGTTGAATGTCTCGTGGCCCGATGCGGAATGAAGAAGTCCCAAGAGTTGGCGATTTACTGATTCGGCAAAAGTGCGAAGCGATGATTGAGTATGGCCATGTTGCCATCCGTCAGTTTCCAAAAATGGAGCGACATGTGCTGGGTGCGGAGATCCGCACCACGATGTGGCAGATACTCAGGCTGATCGTGGTGTGCAACAAGCGCTACTACAAGAAGACCACGCTGCAGGAACTGGATGCCGAGATCGACTTGTTGCGCTCGCAAGTACGCATGGCAAAGAATCTCGGCCATCTGGATTTCAAAAAGTATGAGAACTGGTCCAAACTGAACGACGAGATCGGCCGCATGTTAGGCGGCTGGGTAAAGTCGATTTCAGCAGGAGAGCAGTAAAGGGTTGCGTGTTAACAGGCTCCCGATCCGGGGTGGCAATTGGAACAACTCCGGGCTGTCGGGCGTGTTTGCGCTGAACTTGAACAACGCGCGCTCGAACGTCAACACGAACATCGGGTCTCGCCCCGCTCTTGGGGAAAGTCAGAAGCGTCAGGCTCAAGGGCTTGACGACAATACCCCCTCAAAAGGACATGCAATCCTCGGCCACGGGAAACCTGAATCCGAAACATTAAACAGGCGGCCCGTTCCAGTAGCCAAACCGGCGACCGTTCGCAGCCGCCGCCCTCTGGGTGCTATGGCAAAAACTTACAACAACCTTTTCCCCGAGATCTACAGCTTCGAGAATCTGCATGCGGCCTATCTGCGCGCCAGGCGCGGCAAGCGGACGCGCGCCGAGGTGCAGCACTTCGAGATCGATCTTGAGGGCAATCTTATCCAGCTACAAAACGAGCTGATCTGGGGAACATACAAGACCGGCAAGTACCGCCAGTTCATCGTCCTGGAACCGAAAGAACGCATCGTCGCCGCTCTACCATTCAGGGATCGTGTCGTACAGCACTCGCTGGTGTACGCGATCAATCAGACATGGGAGCGGAGATTCATTGCAGACAGCTACGCCTGCCGGGTCGGGCGCGGAACGCACAAGGGCGCAGATCGCGCCCAGGCCATGCTGCGCCGCGTAAAGCGCGATCACGGCAAGGTTTATGTGCTCAAAGCGGACATCTCGAAGTTCTTCCACAGCATCGACCACGCCGCACTGAAATCGCTTGTGCGCCGTCGCATCGCCTGCAAAAACACGCTGGAGCTGATCGACAACATCATCGACTCGACCGTGAAGGCGGACGTGCGCGCTGGCATCCCCATCGGCAACCTGACCAGCCAGCTATTCGCCAACATCTACCTGCATGAGCTGGACGAGTTCGTGAAGCACGGCCTGCGCGAGAAACATTATTGTCGATACATGGACGACTTCATCATTGTCCACCATGACAAAGAACGCTTGCACCGGTTGCGCGCCAAGGTTGAACTATTCTTGTGGGATCGTCTGCGCCTGAAAACTAATGCCAAAACGCAGATATTCCCAGTCGGTATATTCCACGGCAGGGCGCTCGACTTCCCCGGGTACCGGATATGGACGACACACCGCAAGCTGCGCAAGAGTTCCATCCAACGCATCACCAGGACGATGAAGAAGATGCAGCGTCTCTATTCGGAAGGCCGGGTAACGCTGTACCGGATCAGGCAGTCGCTTATCTCATGGCTGGGGCATGCACAGCACGCAGAGACGAGCGGGTTGCAGGAGAGACTGCTGTCCAGGTTCGTATTTATCCGGCGCGGTAATTCTGATGATGAAAAACTATAATTTATGGGATGGCGCTTCTTTTGCTATGTGCAATTCGTTTGCATTGGGGGAAATCCAAACGGTGTGCCAAATATCGCGCAAATCAGTGCCAAATATCGCGCGCCGCTACACTGAATCGTAACCAATCACAACAGAATCCAATCGAGCTGCCGCCGCTGCCAGTTGGTCAGAAGCAAGGTGAGCATAGCGTTCCACCATTGCGCCTGTTTTCCATCCGCCTAGTGTAGTGTTGCGATC